CAACGCAAGGCGCTAAGCAAGGCGAACAACGAGCTTTGACTACGCTTAGGCAGAACACAACGCAACGCAAGAGGGTTGGGCTGCAATGACCGATATTGCAAGGACTTATGCAGTCACCGTTGTTGCCGACGGTGGCAACAAGTATCGATTTGACGGCAGCTCAATCAACGCTGAAACCCTTGAGCTTGAAGAGGGTAAAACTTACCGCTTTACGCAAGAGGACAACAGCAATACCGGGCATCCGTTTCGTTTCAGCACAACACCAAATGGCACGCACGGTGACGGCGTTGAATACACGACAGGTGTAACGACAGCTGGAACACCTGGCTCTTCTGGCGCTTACACCCAAATCACAGTGGCGATTGGTGCGCCGTTGCTTTACTACTACTGCACGAATCACTCAGGGATGGGTGGTGCGATTAGGACGTTGGGTCTTGGGACCAATAACAGAACAATTGCTTTCGGTCATTATTTGACCTTACGCCCGCCTGATGGCACGGCTGAATTCAGCTACCAAAACTATTGGGTTGGTGAAGACGCGCCATTTTTCAACGTAGATACAGACAAACGGAATGAGTTTGGGTTTTTGCCGTTTGCTTTTTCTGGTGCGACTGTGACTAAGACGGGCGACAACACGCCAGCATCACTTGCTTTCCCTAATAACGAGCTAAGCCGTCCCTTTGCCACAACCGTTGTGGATGGGCAGTATCTCGCTCATATCCGCACTGTTCTGATCAATCCAGACGATAAAGAGGATTACACACTGATCAATCGATACATTGGGCAAATTGTATCGGCCCAGTGGAGTTCTACGGTCTTGAAGATTGAGCTTGCCTCTGTTTTAGATGCTGTTGGCTCGGACATACCGCGCAAGCGTTTGACGCGGCAGTTGGTTGGGCACTTGCCGTTGACTAGCCGTGTTCGCGTTACGTGATTGACCTGATTGGCCGCCCATACCGTTTAGGGGCAGACGGCTCTGACCCAGATGGCGCAATCGACTGCATACATCTTGTTTATGTCGTCTTGGAGCGGATGGACATTAAAACGCCAAAGTTCAAGGCGTCTTGGTACGGGCAAAGCGTTAGGCAGTATGGCCGCGATCTTTTGGCATGGGGTGTAAGGGTAAAAGAGCCTCAGTATGATGGCGATGTGTTGCTGTTAAAACAGGGTGATCCTGTTTTTGCAGTTGTTTGGAGCCAAGGATGTCTGTACGTCAACCGCCATTTGAACGCGGTCGCATGGTGCCCATTCAGCACCAAGCTGTCCAGCCATTGCTTCCGTATGAAAAAAACTTAATTCAGGCACTTGGTTGCAGCGAGCAAGAATATCAACAGTTTGCGGATGAGGTTAGACGGCGCGTCAAAGAAAGGCCAGAAGAGTATGCACATATCCCTGACATTAGAAACGAGCCGGTTGTTACATCGATTTTAGTTAGTTTAGTTGTTGGAGTAATTTCAACTGCTGCCTCAATCTTATTAGCGCCAAAACCAAAGGCTCCTGATCAACCTGCTGAAATTCGCCGCAGACAGCTTGGCGGCGTCACTGGGCGTTCAATTTTTACGCCTACGTTTGGGTTCGACTCAGCGCAGAGTTTGGCTGAATATGGAAATGTCGTGCCTGTTGTTTTTACAAGGCGGGACGAATCTGATGGAACGGGCGGACTGTTGGTTTCGCCTCAGCTTGTTTGGTCCCGCATGAAGAGCTGGGGCGGCTACCAAGTTGCCGAGATTGTCACGGTTGTAGGGCAGGGCAATATGGCACGTCCTGAGTTGCCTGGCATCTTTCTAGGCAACAACGCTTTGGATGGAATCTATGAGGCATATTTTGACTTTTACTTTAATGGTGGGTTTGAGGTGCAAGGCTCAGGCAGCCGCTTGCGTGCATTCAACTTGCGTTATGGCGATTTAGCAATTGATGGTAATAACGACAACCCCGGAATCAGCGGAGCTGACCAAGCTTTCTACGCACCAACGCGCAACGGTGCAAATCAGCCTGCGTTTTGTGGAGCGTACACCCCTACGTCACAAACCAGATTTGGTGTCTACTCAGGAATTCCAAATGGTACTCCTAGACGGCCTGATTGGCGTGTTATTTCACTTCTTGATAGTGGCGACGATAAGACAAGAGATGAAGCGGCAACTCAGCAAAGAAAGTATGTAGATGGTTATCTAGCGCAAGAGCATCCTTTTGGGGGAGGCATAAGCGACGGAACAACACAGGCTGGTATGCCTGGCACTGGCGTCAATTATTGCAGCCGCGTAGGAGTGATTGAGCATTATCCGGTCGCAGGCGGTGTAAATACGATTGCTCATACCGTTGATGACAGCAAAAACGGATTTGAGAAGTGGAGTAACTTGACGACAGAGGTTGAAGTAAACCCTGGCGATAAAATTGTAATTTTGCTTGGGAAAAACAGGCAAGACCCTGAACCGTTTCCTGTTATTGGTGGACATGACTTTCCCCCGGCTGATTTGAGTGACATTAGAACAGCCGTTGACAGCGAAGTAGTCCGGTATGACCAAATGCTTAGCCAAGGCTCAACGTGGATGATTGGTCGCTCTACTTGGCAAGTTGTTGATCGTCCCAATGAGAGGTTTGACCCTGACAATAGTAACCACACGTCAACTGGTTACCGAATCACCTTGAAATGCCTTGAAGGGTGGAGCAGAAACCAGCGCAAGATTGGGATTGTTGACAGGGAGGCAATTGAAAGGCCTAATTACCTGCCGTTTTCGGACATTGAGGAATCTTTTTATCCAATCTTGAAATATGATATTGGAACGATTCAGAACACTAGGGCTTGCGAGGTCACTGAGATTGGAATTAAGTCAAGAGTGTGGGCAAAGTTTAACTCGATAACTAACTTCAACACGTTAAAATCGCCGGGCATTATGGCCCAGTTGAACGAAGACGATATTCAGGTCACAGAGGGCAAGATGACCACTTTTGCCCATCGGATGTCACTTTTTGCGCTTGATGTAAGGCCCAGCAATTATGACGAAAACGAAACTCGCAATAAAGGTTGGACGAACATTGGTCCATATTTATTTGCTGTTGTAGGCGACTCGCCTGTTGACATTTACTCTTTCATCCGAATAATTCATCCGTCTGTAAGCCAGCTTGAGTTTCGCCTCAGGCCATTCAATAGTGCAATTCCTGCACAGCAAAGCGGGGGCGAGGGCGAAGTATTTGTTTTGAACGGCGCGACTGTCCCTGTGCAGTCCTGGGAGTCAACAACGTATTTGGGCGAGTTTAAAATAGCTGGCAGAGGTTACTTCGCAAAACCAAGAGATTTCTTCACGCACTTGCAAATGGCAATCGTGCCTGAGTTAATCACTGGCGAAGATGGGAAGGTCAATCTAGTATTTGGCAGCTTTGTCCAAGATCCCACCAAGCTTGGTGCCCGGATTATAAGGGTTACAGCCAATGAGCCTGGGCCTAGTTACAACCAAGGCGATGAAATTAGACCAAACACTTTAAGCAACATTTTGTCAGTCGCGGCTAGCCAAGACCCGTACTTTGACAACATAGCTATTGGAACGACAATAACAATTCCGTGGGAGTATTCAAGAGACGCCCGCAAAGTCTTTATGGAGTTGACCCTAGAGGCTGTTGAAGTTAATTATGACCACACGGTTCGCAACAGGTGGTGGATCATCAAGGACACAAGAGTCACCAGTGTGGTTGGGACTTGGAATCAAGGAGATACGTTTGTCAAGCACGCTCGAAATACAAATGGCGTTCAGTTTGGATTTGTTTATGAAATTACTTTTGGCACAAAATATCAGGAATTTGATAAACCAAGAACGGCTACTAGGGTTTTCCAAAGATATAGCGGTATCGCTGAAGTTTCACATTACGGCGATTTAATTTCAAGAAGCTGCGACGACGGGCCAGAGCATGAAGTCGTATTCGTAAATGAAACGCTTGAGGAGGACAATATGGTCAACTATGACGGATGTGCGATGGCGGGATTAAAGCTCAAGTCAAGCGATAATTTTACGCAACTAGACCAGCTCAGGTGCTATTTAAAAAATGGCCTTGAG